AACTCAATTTCTTACTGATGGAGCTGTAGAGATAATTAATCATTTACCACTTCATTTATTAAAGCTATGTACATCTATAAGCTCAACTACATTAACTGGTGGAGATAGCCATACTTTAAATACTGGTAAAGTCCTTATGGTTCAACGTTCAGATGGTGATATTTATCACCCTTCAAGACAGATACCAGCACAACTTTCAGGTAGAGCACAAGATCCAGATGATATGATTTTTGCTACGCCAACAGATCCTGCTTATTATATATTGGGAAATACAATACACTCCATTCCAGAAGGCAACCCTTGGAGGTATGAAGAAGTTCAGTACCCAACAGTTGCTTATGATGGTACTGCTATAGCTACGTTTCCAGATGAAGCAGAGCATTTAGTTGTTTTATACGCATCTGTAAAGTCTTTACAAAGTAAAATTGCAAGTGTAGTTGCTGATTCTGATGTACGTAATAATAATCAACCATCAGCGACTACAGATGTTTATGGTGCACAAGCTAATGAAGATATTGAATTGGTATCATCTGCATTAGCAATAACGCAATCTGAACTTGCTATTGATACCACTCAATATAATTGGTATGAAAAACAACAAGCTAAGTTGCAGTCTGATTATGAAAAAGGTTTACAAGCTTTAGTGAGGGCTTAATAATATGTCTGTTCATTCATTATCTGTAAAACAAATAATAAGTAGAGTACGTCAAGTATTCCCTGACGCTCCCGAATCGTATATTATGTCATTAATAAATGATGCGTTAGTTGAAGCTGGTACGTATTCAACTAAACATATGGCAGCTAAAATTAACGTAGTTGCAGATCAAACGTTTTACGATCTATCTGATACGTCAGTTGATTCTAGTGGTAATACGCTTGAAGCTAATAAAATATATCGTGTTGACTTTATGGATAGCAGTGGTGATTATATAAAAATACCACGTTTACTAGATGGCGAAACTTTAATGTTCGATATAACTTCAGAAACAAATATAGAGGTTCCGGATGGCGAGTAGTATAACATATCCAGAAGATTGCGTAGCTTGGTTTATTAGAGGCAATAGCTTGGCTGTTGTTTCCGATAAGTCTTCAACTGGCGTGTCACGTACTTCAAGAAAAGCTTTTCAAGCTGTAGATCATTCTGTTACTAATGGTTTATTAATACATTATTCTTCAGATCCTAGAAAGGTAACGTCTATTTCTGACACTCCAGATATAGACAATTCATTTCATTTAGCTTTAGTTGATTACGTTAAG